TCTCCACTCACCACAAGTCTAATGACTATAAATATGAAAATAAAAAAAGTTGAAGACACCTTAGTTTTCATTTTAGACAATATAGAAATTTAAAGAAAAGTGAACAAGATGGACTATTATCAATGTGAAAAATGTGGGAGAGTGTTTGATGAATTTAGGATGAACTTTAAATATGCATCTGAGAATGGAAAATGTTTATGTGAAAACTGTATAAAACAAGAGAAAGAGGATTATGAGTCTTATTTATCTTCATCAAAATTAATAATAAAAGAGAATGAAATTTAGGGAGTCAGTGGAGTTATCTGGTATGTGGTGTGGTGCTGGGAGGATTGGGTGGTGGCGGACGGATAGAGGAGAAAGTAAATAAGTGTGCTGTAGACTTCCAGGTGAGACGGAGTGAAAACCTCCTGCCGACACGATGCAAGTAGTATTTAGTCTTGCTACCAGATAGTAGCCCATATGCAGGTTCGAGTCCTGCCTGACTCCACCAAGATTTATAGAAGGAGAGAAAATAAAAATAGAATATAAATTTAAAATTGAGCGAATCAAAATGAAGGAGTAATGTAATGTCAAAAAAAAATAAAGAATTGGAAAGAAGGGTTGAGATTCTTGAAGAAGAAGTTAAGCAATTATCTTGTCCTCATACACGAACAAGTCTTACTGAAATGTGGGGTATTTATTCCGATGAGGATAAAGTTCTCTACACAGAAGTTTGTGATGACTGTAAAAAGACGTTAAGAACTTTAACCAAGGAAGAGTATTATATTGCAAGAAAAGAAAAAGCTGAACAAAAAATAAAAGAAGGAAGAGAAGAGATCCAGGAGATGAAACAAAAACTCGAGGAATATAAGAAAAAACACTAATGTTTATATATACGTTTTGTGAACATACTGATGTAAATAAATATGTTAAAGGAGATTTAAAGTGAAAGGATTATGGAAAATTGAAATTATTTTTAAGTTATTGCCTTCAAGGACTATTAATGATGTAATATCAAAGTCTTACTCGGGAGGATTCCTTATAGTTAAGCAAGATGTAGACTCTATAACCACTCGAGATATTGTAATTGATTGCTCACTTATAGAGGAAGTCCTTACTGATTATTCAAATAATCTAGCTAATAAGTTAGATAATTCGACTTCTAGTTGTTTATAGTTAGACTATATAAAGTATAATAATGAATGTCTAAATCTAGAGGAGAGTAAAACGTCATGAGAATTTATAAAAAAAATAAAAAAGGTCTTGTGGGATATTTTGACACAGAAAAAAAAGATACATTTTATACAGCTATTTTTACTGTGTATCCAGAATGTCTTGACGATTACGCGGATGCCACACCAGATGAGATTGAACAATATCTAAAAACGGAAAAAAATATGGAAAGACTGGATAAAAATAATATCATACAAGAAGAGAAGTTACTCCAGTTATGTAAACTTAAACATAGTGACTTCTTTAGATTCAGAAGTGTATATGAAGAAGAAGGAATTTTGTTTGTAACAACAAGAGAAAATGGAATGGGTGGTAGAAGTATAGATGCTATCCAAAATGAAAACTATATAAAATCATATGCTGATGAATTTGATGCTACTTATGAACACTATGAATTTAAGATACCATCTTAATGAAAATTTTTAATTGAATAAGGGGGAAATAAAAAATATTTTGAGGAAAACAATGTATGAAATAATGAAAGATGGGAGTGGCAACCATGTAGTTTTTCAAAAAGACTCAGATGGTAAAAGTATAGCTATTGCTACTTTTTATTTTCAAGGGGTTATTTCTCTGGAAAATCCCTTGCAGAATTTTTTATTAAACAATTAGAGAACAGGGATAATTTATTTAAAGATGCATTTAAGTGGACCACAGAAGTGGAGACTAATGGAAAGTGAATTTAAATTAGCAAATTATAAAAAGGGAGGAAGTAAATGAAAAATTTTATGTTTTTAATAGTTATTAGTATAATTATATCTGTGTTTGTTGGATGTTCAACAGATGCTAATGTCGTATCACGTAACTTGTCAAAAGCAGCAGATCAGTTTGAAGTAGAACGGAGAGTTGTTTTTTACAATGGGATTACAAATGATTATATTCTTGTATTGGAGGGGAGATGCTCTTTAGGAAGTTCTCGTGAAAATGGAGAGTTGACTGTTACATGTAAGACAGGCCCAGACTCATATAAAAAGCATTTTTTAGGATTGTCTGATAATGTTACATATTTTGCAGAGCAACTTGACCCATCTGATGTAAATAAATATCACTATAGAGTTATTTTTAAACCATCAACTATTATACCTGATATTGAATTAACAAAATAAATATATAGAATATTGTGGAGTTAGTTGGGAAATTAGTAAATTCTCTAAACTGACTCCACAATATAATTTAATTGATAC